TCAATGTTTAAATGTGATACATGTTACAAACGTTATATACGTTACACATTAGGTATTCAAAAATTTATCTTGTAAAATGGGAGGCAGGACGGTGCGGTAAGGTTTTCCTCCCTTGGTATTTATAAAAACAATTAATTACCAGGAAAGACAGACCGACGATTGACCTGCGTTCCACAAATTTGTTCAGGACATACATCGCCGGTCCATATTTTTTAAGAGATATAGGGAACAGGCTAATAAAACTGAAGGATTGAGTTATATGTGAACTTCGTCCACTTTCCATAATTTCATTCAAATTTACTACATCAACAAAGTGCATGAAATGCACTATAAAATTAGAACACAATTCGTTACAAAATAACGTGGTATCGCTCTACCACGAGTCGCAAGTGAGCTCTCCTAATAGGATTCCACAATAGAAAAAAGCCTTCATCAATGCGATGGGGCTTTTTATTATGTTTTATATTTCTTTTAATGACAATACATTCCATTTATCCTATTATGTATATAGGTATATTGGAGGGGTGTTAAAGATGCTTAGAATGTTCGAGATGGATGATGTGGAAGTGAAAATATTAGAAGAAGTTAAAAATGGAAAAACTGAAATTCTTTTTAGTAACAAAATTAATGATGTGCCAAAAGAAGAACTACAAGGGATATACATGTTAATAAGCTTCGGTTATATACAAGGAGAAGATTATTCTGATGAAGACAAATTTGGATATTTCAATCTAACCTTAACAGATAAAGGTAAGTTTATTTTGTAATGGGGAAGGAATTGAAAATTACTATTAAAGAAAGTTAAAGAATCAATAATACATACATAAGTCACGCTCAATATGGGTTGTGGCTTTTTCTTTTGCTTTGAAAACTGCATCAAACAGCCAAAACGCTTTGAGTTGAGAGGGCAGAGTTTGGTGTGGTTTTGAGAGTGGAATTTGTAGAAAATTGTTCCAATAATTTTCTTTTGATCGTATTATTAACATTGGGTGATTTTATGAAAAAGGGAATTTTTGAATGGGCAATAATAATATGGACTATTTTATTAGTGTTTCTTATTACTGGTTGGATAATGATTGAATTCTATAATTGGAAGGACACCATAGTCGCAGCAATAATAGCTTTTGTTGGAGCTATAATTGGAGGCTCAATCACGTTAATAGGAGTAAGAATGACTATTAGTGAGGCAAAAAGAAAAGATGAAGTAGAGTTATTTGAGAACAAAATTTTCGCAGGAGAATATATAATTGATGAATTATCAAAGCTATTAGAGATTGCTGATATAAAAACAATGGAAATATTCTTTGCTAAATTCTTAGAAACTCAAGAAGAGTCTACGATACACATTGAAGAATTGGAGATATACAATGAATTTGTTAAGCAAATAAATGAAAATCATAATAGAATACGTTCATCACAACTAAACAAGAAATTAGGTTATTCGATATATAAAGAAATTAAAGATTTTTTTGATGATGATGATATGCGGTATAAATGTATAGATGAAAAAGATTACTTAGAAATATTTTTTGATGTAGGTTTAAGAGAGAAAATTGAAGAATATCGTTCTAAAATTCTTAATTTGAAAAAGAATTTCGAAATAATTCAAAATAATAATTTGGATTACTATAGAAAAATACTTGATTAAAAGCAGGGGTGTTTTTTTATTTTCCGTAGCTACTAGCAGAATGAGGTGAAGCCATTGGATATCATAGTTACGATTCATAAGAGCGAATATGTAAATGATGATAAAGAAACTGCTATGTATGAACAAGCTGGGTACGAACAGTTCTGGCAACTATCCAAGCAACCTAAAAAAACTAAACATTGGTGAGAGAGTGTATTTCGTCAAAAATGGAATTATTGAATCATCAATGAGGGTGATAAGAATCGAAGCAAAGGCAACTGCGTCATTTGAGGTAACTAATCGCACATGGAACGGTTGTCTTATTTTTATGGATGATTTAAGACAAGAACAATTAGAACAAGTAAGAGGCTTCCCAGGCTTCAGGTATAGGTGGTGGTGATTATGAGATATGGCTAGAGCGAGAGATCCGAATCGAGATAAAGCATTTGAAATTTACAAGGAACATAACGGTGATATTCCACTTAAAGATATTGCTGCACAACTTGGTAAAGGTGAAGGTACCGTCCGAGGGTGGAAAAATAAAGATAAATGGGACGAAACATTAAACGGAACGCTCCAATCGAGTGAAGGGAACGTTCCAAATAAAGTGGGAGCCCCTAAAGGCAATGATAATGCTAAAGGGAATAGAGGTAATCCTAATCCGACACCTAAGTTTCCGAAACGCAACTCAATAGCAGAGAAGCACGGCTTTTTCTCAAAGTTCTTACCAGAAGAAACACTCGAAATCATGGAGGCGAAGAATGAACGTTCTCCAGCCGATTTAATCTGGGATCAGATACAGATTCAGTATGCTGCAATCATAAGAGCTCAACGGATTATGCATGTTGAATCTAAAGACGAAATAATTAAGGAGCTCAAAAAAGCAAAATACGATTACTACCCACGATCTAAAGAAGATGGTGGTGGCGTAGAAAAAGCTGTGACAGAAGAAGAATATGAATTCCAATTCGCATGGGAACAACAGGCGCAACTACTCACTGCTCAATCGAGAGCAATTGGGGAGTTGCGTTCTTCTATTCGTCAATTTGTTGAGATGGCGGATCAGGATGATGAACGTAGGCTTAAACTGGAACAGATGCAGCTTAATATTGATAAGACGAAAGTCGAAATTGAAAAGCTTGGTTCTAGTAATCAAAATGAATCATTCGAAATCAAAATTGTTGGTAAAAAAACGTAAGTGATTGTTAGAAAGAAAGAATGAAAAATAAATTGAGTAAACGTCCAAAGGTTGATAAATAAAGAATATGCGGCTTAGGAAAAGTGAAATTATGTAGTAATAAATGTATATATTTATAAAATTGATAGTTACTTTTTTCCTGTTAATTATAAAGTTCATATTGGCAAATACCCATTTAATGATTATACTGTAAACAGAAGAACATTTTGTAAATTGTATGGTTGTTATTTGCTATTATAAGGAGAAGTGTTAATTATGAAAACAGAGAAGAAAAGTTTTGGAATGGCATTATTGGTATGGTTTTTTACTGGTGGCATAGGAGGACATAAGATTTATTTAGAAGAAAAATTCTCATATATTCTATGGTACTGGTTATTAACACTATGTACGTTTGGTATTGCACCTCTAGTTGGTGTATTCCGTATTAAATCTCGTATCTTTGAAATAAATGAAATGATTGATTTAAAGGAAGATATGCGTCATGTCAAGCGTAATCAACAAGCAGTAGAGAGTAATATATAATTATTATAATTATATTTTAGGTTCTCTTTGAAGATTACTATTTATAGCGAAAGAAAAAGGAAGCTGAGAGCGTTCTCAAGCTTCCCTTTATTATTTAAACTGGAATGATACAAAAATTAAGTAGAAAGAGTCGATTAAGTGTCGATTGCAGTTGAAAAAGAAGTGAATCCGCATTTTGATAACTTCCTTTTCGATTGGCGTTGTAAAACTCAACCCCTAGTCGGAGGGTATGGTTCTTCGAAATCCTATCATGTAGCACTTAAAATACTTTTAAAATTACTTGAAGAAAAACGTACAGCTCTTGTCGTTCGTGAAGTTTACGATACACACAGAGATAGTACGTTTTCTTTGTTTACTGAAATCATTGAGGATTTAGGATTATCTGGCAAGATAAAGACGAGTTCATCACCTATGACTGTGAAGTTCCCGAATGGCTCTAAGATAATCTTTCGAGGAATGGATAAACCTGAAAAGCTAAAATCTATCAACAACATTTCTCTCATTTGGTTGGAGGAATGTAGTGAAATTAAATATGCAGGCTTTAAGGAATTGCTTGGCCGTTTACGACATCCGACACTGGACCTGTTTATTATCCTCTCTACCAATCCAGTATCAAAAGGAAATTGGGTGTATAAGCATTTCTTTAAGAACGAGTTGGAAGACTATTTTGTCTTAGATGATGAGGAACTTTACAAACTAAGAACCATAGTAGTGAACAACACAAATTATCACCACTCAACAGCAGATAATAATTTGTTTTTGCCAGCAAGCTATATCGAACAACTTGATGAGATGGAGTTATATGATCCTGATCTTTATAGAATTGCGCGTAAAGGGCGTTTCGGAGTTAATGGAGTATTAGTGCTGCCGCAGTTTGAGACAAAGCCTCATGACGAGGTAATGGCTGAAATAGCCAATATTAGAAAACCAATACGAAAGAACGGCATGGACTTTGGATTTGTTGATTCCTACAATGCTTTATTACGCATGGTTGTAGATCATGAGAATAAGTGGCTATACATCTACTGGGAGTATTACAAACGAGGTATGACCGATGATAAAACTGCCGATGAACTTGAGGAAGAAGGGTTAAAGAAATCAATTATTAAAGCCGATAATGCGGAGCCAAAAACAATTGCTTACTACAAGCAGCGAGGCTTTCGTATGTTTGCTTGTAAGAAGCTAACGCGTATTGAGAACACAAAGAAGATGAAACGTTTCAAGCATATCATTTGTTCAGATGCTTGTGTAAATACAATTCGTGAATTGAAAGAACTAACCTTCAAGAAAGATCCTAAAACA